ACCTTTATCCTGATTACACGAATGGCAAGCACAGAGAACATTTTTAGTGAAATCTGTGCCGCCCTTTGCTTTAGCAACAATATGATCAATTGTAAGTTTGTGCTCTGATCCACAGTATGCACATTTCAAATCCCATTCTTCCTTTATCTTTTTCCTCCATAACCTTTTTGCTTCAGCAGAACTTGTAGTTTCGAGATTGAAGACATAGGCTTGCGGGGAATTATACAGAGGCATAAGATCTTGCGTCTTACGATTATTTATCCCTGCTGCTTCTTTCTACACGCTGCTCTACAGTACGCTCTTGCTAAACTATCAACATTGCTGCAAGGTTTATCTTTCTCACCACAATATGGACACTTAGCATCAGGTGGATCATTCGGGTGTGAAAGCTTCTTCATCACTTTGATTTAGTTTGGGAAATGGAAACATCACATCAAATTCTTCACCAGAAACTTCTTTCCAAGAACCACCAACTCCACCATCCATATTTACCACAATATCATTGGTGGGAAGTCGTTTAGCAGAACTAACATCAATTATATCTCCAGGAAGAGGATTAAATGTATAGTAATGTCCTTCCCATCTATTGTTTCTCATATTGAGAAGATTGACAGCATCTTTTTGACTACCACAATCGGCAATCTTTTCACCTCTAGGATTGAACACTGAATAATAACCTCTCATTTCTCCTCTAGTAGGTAATTCCAAAATACGTTCTTCTGGGTCAAGTTTACCAAGCATTGAATTCATTCAACTTAATACAATTATACCCCCAAAGTGGGGGTATGTAAAGGGTCATTTTTTAACTGCTGCCCAGTCTTTATCAAAGATCTCAAGACCCTTATCAGTAAGGATGTGATCATACATCTGATCAAAAACCTTTGGTGGCATAGTACAGATTTGAGCGCCATTGTACCAAGAACGAACGGCACGTTGCACACTGCGAATAGAAGCAGAAAGAATCTGAGTTCTCACACCATGAATACGATAGAGTTCAGAAATAGAACGAACAACTTCAAGACCAGCGACAGACTGATCATCAAGGCGACCAACGAAAGGTGAAACGTAAGTAGCACCTGCCTTAGCAGCAAGTATTGCCTGAGCAGCACTAAAGATGAGAGTTACATTAACTTTAATGTTCTCATCAGAGAGTTCTTTACAGACACTCAAACCATCCCTAGTCATAGGGAGTTTAACAGTGCAGACATCACCAAACATATCAGAAAGTCTACGCCCCTCATGATACATCTGAGCTGCACTACCAACAACCTCCATACTGATATCATGAACACCAATATCTTTGATGTCCTGGTATACATCCATAGGATTTCTACCACTCTTCATAATCAAAGTAGGGTTGGTAGTGACACCATCTACCAATCCAGTTTTAAAATATTCACTAATAATTTCTGTGTCAGCGGTATCGAGAAAAATTTTCATATAGTTATGAGTATATTTCATTATTGAACGTGTACATTACCAATCATACCAGCACCTTTATGAGGAGCACACCAAAAAGTGTAGTCTCCAGAATCAGGGAAGGTAATATCAAACTCTTCACCTGACATCATAGCAAGTGCTTCATGACTGAGTTCGGGGTGGTCCTCAACAACTACGTTGTGAGGTGGGAGCATATTATTCACAAAATGAACTGACTCACCTGCTGATATTGTAACATCTGCTGGTTCAAAAATCAAGTTGCCGTTTGAACCCATCATTACATCAGCAGCATATGCTAACCTTGGCAAAAATACAATCAGCGCAAAAACAATACTCAAAATTAGTGTTCTAGTAATTTTCTTCATTATAATGAAGCAACTACTATATCTATTGCATCATCAAGTTTTTATACCTATTTTTGTCATGACTTCATGACGTAAAAAAAGACCCCCTTGAAGGAGGTCTAAATGGGCAATCTGGACATCCTGCCCCACAACATCCATTAACTATCTTCATATGGAATGGTTATCGTATCAGGTAAAGATACGATCAGTGATATCAGGGTTCCCTGTGGCAGAATATGCGTGATGAACCTCATTGGGTTTATACACATTAGCACGATGACCATATGTTTCTGCCAGAAGATGTGCCATAGCAACTGCTTCTACCCAAAGTTCAGTTTGACAAGTATAAAAAACTTGAGATGGGCTGAAGCATTTGACTGAAAAAAGAGAAGTCATCAGTTCATTTCGTATGAAGTCATCATACAATAAAAAACCACCCCCATCAAGCAGAGGTGGTCGGTCTAGGAGGTGGTCTAAACGGACAATCAGGGCAACCTGCACCACAACATCCTCTATTTGTCTTCATATAATTTCTCCAGTTTTTCCCTAGTTAGATCTACATACATCAACTCTTCACCTGCTTGTGGTGCTTCAGGATGCTTTGGTTTGGGTGTATTCATCTCTACGTTAATAGATTGGATGTTAGCCCACATCATAGCGAAAGCACCACCAGCAATAAGAGCGAAGCATGTGAAGTAAAGAAAGACTTCAAAACTATTCATAATGCTTTGCCCTTCCAGGGAGATTTTCTTTTCATCAGTTTAGCAAGTCCTACAAGGTATCTTGGCGGATCTTCCCTTGCCTCCGTATAATCAGGAATCTGGGATGCGCGTCCGCGTTCAGTTTGTCGATCGCGAACAACGGGTTGATAGGGAAGGTTATCCATCATGCCTCCTGTAAAGATTGAACTGTGTTGTGAAGTTCCCCAATATCTAGGAGACCTTCAGCACTGAACCATGGAGCATTCGCCCAACTGAATCCTTCACCGAAGGTGTTATCAGGTGCTGTGATGTACCAATGACATGCTGTGTCTGGTACATCAACAGCGCACTTACTCCAGTCATCGCTCCACTGTGGGACTTGTACCCACATCACTGCAGCAAATATAAAACTGAAGAGTGATTTAATCACAGTGCATTACCTCGTGGTAGAACTTCCTCTGGGAATACAAATGACTCATGTGGTTGATCAACTGGTGCCAACCATGCACGTAGTCCTTCATTCAATAGGATGTTCTTGGTGTAGAAGGTCTCAAATTCAGGATCTTCTGCTGCTCTGATCTCTTGACTCACGAAATCGTAAGCACGAAGATTGAGAGCAAGACCAATAATGCCAATAGAGGATGTCCAAAGACCCATAACAGGCACAAACAACATGAAGAAATGAAGCCAACGCTTGTTAGAAAACGCAATGCCGAAGATCTGCGACCAGAAGCGGTTTGCAGTGACCATAGAATAAGTCTCCTCCTCCTGCGTTGAATCAAATGCCTTAAAGGTATTCGCTTGATCTCCATCTTCATACAGTGTGTTCTCTACAGTAACGCCATGGATTGCTGATAGCAATGCTCCACCCAGAATACCAGCAACACCCATCATGTGGAAGGGGTTGAGCGTCCAGTTGTGGAAACCCTGAAGGAACAACAGGAACCTGAAGATCGCTGCGACCCCGAACGACGGGGCAAAGAACCAACTGGATTGTCCGAGAGGGTAGATAAGAAAGACGCTGACGAATACAGCAATAGGACCAGAAAAAGCAATCGCATTGTAAGGTCTGATACCGATGAGACGTGCCAGTTCAAACTGGCGTAGCATGAAACCAATTAGGGCGAAGGCACCATGGAGTGCCACAAAATTCCAGAGTCCCCCAAGTTGGATCCACCTGACGAAATCCCCTTGAGCTTCAGGACCCCAGAGAAGAAGAAGAGAATGACCCATAGCATCAGCTGGAGTGCTAACTGCTGCTGTAAGAAAGTTTGCACCCTCAAGATAGGAACTAGCGAGTCCGTGGGTATACCAGCTCGTAGCGAAAGTCGTGCCAGTAAGCCAGCCCCCAATAGCAAGATAAGCAGTGGGTAGAAGAAGAAGTCCAGACCAGCCAATAAAAACGAAACGATCTCGTTTAAGCCAGTCGTCCAAGATGTCAAACCATCCCCTCCTTTGTTGTTGTAGTGTTGATGCTACCATTAGTTGTTACCTGAATTTTCGTATGTAAAATGTTTTCCAAGAACTTCGATACGTTCCTCTTCATGAGCAATGATATCTAATTGTTCTTGAATAGCACCCAGTACGTCTGGATGTTCACCAATACCAACAGGATTCTCTAGATAGACTTCAATGTTTGCTTTTGCCTTGGCAATGTTACCACTAGCATCAGCACGAAGTGCCTCTAGAATTTTATAACGTAGAGTGAAAGACATTAGTATAGAGCCTCCTCTTGTTCAGTGAGAATAGTTACGTCGGAAGTTGGATATGCTACACATGTCATCACAAATCCTGCTTCAAGTTGATCATCATCCAAGAACGATTGATCGCTTTGATCTACTGTACCTGACTCAATTTTACCAGCGCATGTAGAACAGGCACCAGCACGACACGAATAGGGTAGGTCAATACCAGCTTCGTCAGTAGCGTCCAGAATATATTGATCGTCCTCGCAAGGGATCACATGATCACCCTCCGAAGTTTTGAGAGTGATGTTGTACGTTGCCATAGTTTTGAAGATTAAAAAAGAGGGTCCGAAGACCCTCATATTATACCACGTTATTTATCAACCGACAACAGGTGCGGTGAGGGCAACGGGTGTGGATTCGGCAGCAGCCAAGTCCAGTGGGAAGTTGTGTGCGTTACGCTCATGCATAACTTCCATACCCAGACCAGCGCGGTTAAGCACGTCTGCCCAGGTGTTCAGAACCTGTCCTTGGTTGTCAAGGATAGACTGGTTAAAGTTGAAACCATTCAGGTTGAACGCCATGGTGCTAACACCAAGTGCGGTGAACCAGATACCAACCACAGGCCATGCAGCAAGGAAGAAGTGAAGACTTCTGCTGTTGTTGAAGGATGCGTATTGGAAGATCAAACGACCGAAGTAACCATGGGCTGCGACGATGTTGTAGGTCTCTTCTTCTTGACCGAACTTATAACCATAGTTCTGTGATTCCGTTTCAGTTGTTTCACGAACAAGCGAGGAAGTAACGAGACTTCCATGCATAGCAGAGAACAAAGATCCACCGAATACCCCAGCAACGCCGAGCATGTGGAACGGATGCATAAGAATATTGTGCTCTGCCTGGAATACGAGCATATAGTTAAAAGTACCAGAGATACCAAGAGGCATAGCATCGGAGAAAGAACCTTGACCGAAAGGATAGACGAGGAATACTGCACTCGCAGCAGCGACTGGTGCAGAGTATGCAACACAGATCCAAGGACGCATACCTAGACGGTAAGAAAGTTCCCACTCACGACCCATGTAGGCATAGATGCCGATCAGGAAGTGAAAGACTACCAGTTGGAAAGGACCGCCGTTATACAACCACTCATCGAGTGATGCGGCTTCCCAGATGGGGTAGAAGTGAAGACCGATTGCGTTTGAAGATGGTACGACAGCACCAGAGATGATGTTGTTACCATACATGAGTGAACCAGCAACGGGTTCACGGATACCGTCAATATCGACGGGAGGTGCTGCTACGAACGCGACTACGAAGCAGATAGTTGCTGCTAGTAGTGTTGGGATCATCAGCACACCGAACCAACCGACATACAGACGGTTGTTTGTGGACGTTACCCACTCGCAGAACTGTTCCCACGAGGAGCTTGATTGTTGCCTTGAAAGAGTTGAAGCCATTGTTTTGAAAAGAAAGTAAGACCATCAGGGAATGGTGGAGTTACTATTCCCTCTGCGCCCTAGGCAGAGGTATGAGAGACGTTGTTTATACACCCTATAGGTCTCGGTTTGAGGGGTGTTACGAACCATTAAGAAATATGTTGATTTCTTAACTTAACGATGTATTTATTATAGCAGATGGTGGGTTTTCCGTCAACCCTTGAAAGATGAGTGATTATACTCAACTTGCAGGGTAGGTGGCAGGAACCATCATGCCACCATCACCACCTTGATCATCATCGTCAACATCAATATCATTCAAAGCTGCATTGATAACGAAAAGAAGTATCAAGATTGATGCAAATACTAACATTTACCATACTCCTGGAATGATCTGTCCTGTTGTTGCGTAGGCACCGATTGCTGCGATGACTCCGAGCATTGCTGCCCAACCGTTGATGCGTTCTGCGTTTTCGTTCATGAGTTTTCTCCGAGTGTAAGATAGAATTTGGTTTGATCTGATGGTGAGTTTTCGTAGATAGAACTATCACCATACTCTTTGTGGTCTTTGTATCCAACCATACGACCTTTCGTATTTTGGATAGCTCCCATCATAGCAATGATGAGAAAGATTGCAGGTGGTCCAATGATAAGAGCACCACCAATCACATAGTAAGTGAGGATTTCAAGTAGAGAGTTTTCCATTCAGTTCCAAAGTTTTGTTGGTGATAATAATTTTCTCTCCGTCATGAGAGAATTGTAACTCGTCTTCTGGATGCCAGAGAAGTTCTTCATACATGTCATCCAGCTTCTGCATGTCCTCGTAGAGAGCATTGGGGTTTGTCATTTGGTTTTTGATATCTGAAATATCTATCCACTATTATAGCAGAAGATTGTCAGTTGTCAGAATCCGAAGACACCAAAGAAAAATACGCTACCACTGAAAGCATAAGAGACAACAGCAGCAACAAATCCAACCATAGCAGTCCTTCCATTTAGTTTCTCTGCCTTTTCTGCATATGACTCATAGCCGTAGCGTTCTGCATCAGTCTGTGAAATATACATTCTGGGTTCAGTGGCGTACATGTTTGTACGTCCTCCGTCTTCAGTTGTTACAGTCATGTTACACTCCGTAATGAATCTTTACATAGTATATAGCATAGTAGATCTTTTGTCAAGCCCCTTACCAGCGATTGTACGTGCATTTCTTTGGGTTTTTCTTACACCACTGCAGGACATACGAGTCAGCATCCACTTCCATAGAGTAGTGAGCATGGTTATGAAGCGTTCCTATCACGATAAGCAGCCCACCTACCAGAGTAAGATAGTGAACAACTGGGTTAGTTATGAGTTTGATAAGATAATTTTTCATAAAAAAAGGGGATGCTGTCGCACCCCCATCATATCACCTAGATGTTAATAGTATCAGAAGGAATACTTAACACCCAATTTAGCACCGTAACCACGGTCAAGATCTTCGTCGCCTGAACCTACGAAGGATACCTCACCATAAGCACCAAGTGCTTCTGTAAGACCCAAACCGATACCAGCTTTGCCAGAAGGAACGGTGTCAGCGTCACCACCATCAGGAGTCAGCACGGTAGCGCCACCCTGAACGTAGTAAGAACCATTTTCGCCCAGAGCACCTTCGTAGCCCAGGTGAAGGTCTGTTCCAGCACCATTGTACTCCGAACCCGTCCAACCAGCATTGGTTTCGACGTTAACGTAGGGTCCTGCGAAAGCAGCACCAGCAGAGACAGACAGAGCAGCGGTTGCTGCAAATACAGATTTGATCATGTTGTTTAATACCTTTGTTTACTTGTGGAGTGTTTACCCACAGATGATTAGAGACTCGACATGTCTCGTTTTATTACAATTGGCACAGTGCCAGTTGTAACATTTATTTATGATAACAGATTTTGGGAAATCTGTCAAGGTGGACAGTTTGTTTAGTGTCCACCACAGGAGGTCAGTCCAATGCACAGGCTCGCCACCAATTCTTTTACTGGAAATTGGAAACCAGGCGGCAGCAACACCCGCACCAGGGCTAGTTTAAAGTCATACCGAGACTGGACCAGCAGATGAATCTACCCAGCTCCACCAGGATAAGTTTATAGTCTATCCAAGACTAATGGTATCCGTACCATCTCCACCTGTTGTATTGATCGTGGTATCACCACCAAAGGAGATGACATCAGCACCAAGACCACCTGGAATGTAATCCACTGGACCTGCAGCTGCAACACCATAAGGACTTCCAGTATTACCAAGATCAAGGTAGTCAGATGACAACTGGAAGTTGTAAGCAGAATCGGTATTAGTAAACTCAATGACATCACCAGGTGATAGTTCACGAAGTTTATCATAGACCTCAAAGAGATCACGAACAGACTCACCGTTCTTATTTTGCAGTGCTTCCAGAAGTTCCTGGCGCACTAGTTCTTTTGCTTCAGATAGGTTTGACATTATCTTTTACATAACATGGGACATTTTCTGGATCTAACCACTTGGTATATTCAAAGTCTTCCATGGCAGTCAGAAGTTGCATCTGATTGTCACAGAGATACATGTCACCATACCGTTTGGTATAGGAGTCTGCTTTTTGAATACGATAGTCTGGTAGACCATTGATTTCTAGAGTACCACACTCAACGTAGCGGTACGGGAAGCGTTCAAGAATGACTGTTGGTTTCATCAGGTTCCTTGTTACTTCCATATTGTAGCACCTCTTCCTCGTCTTGTAAAGTAGGTGTGACAGTTTTCTTTCTGACCTGCTTGCTGCTCCAGAATGCTAGAGCAATCAAGGCAAAGTAGAACAAGGTATCATCAATCATCACAAGGAAGAAGATAACACTACCACCAAACCTCAACCAGTTAGGCAATCTCTTGGTGAGTTTACCTACCACAGGAGCAATCTTTTTTTCAAACTTGAAGTAGAGAATTGCTGCTAGTGTAACTGTGATCTCACTCATCGGAACGATGAAGTATAGAGACAGGAACACGAAGATAGGCCAATAGTGTCTCTCTGGAATCTTTTGGATTAGAGAGACATACTTGGTAATTAGTTTTTTAAACATCATCTAAAGTCGGCATGATATCAAGCAATGGTTCCATCTCTTCGGTAATTGGTGCTGCTACAACAGCAGTACCGTCAGCACGTCGAACAAGAATATATTCTTGTTTAGATTCAATGAGTTCCATGTACTCATCAAAGTTAGCTTGGAATTCTTCCTCACTAACCTCCATCATGTCTTCAATTTCTTTCATTGATTTCCTTAAAGTCTTGCTCAAAGATATCAAGTCCTACATCAGTAAGAACATGCTTATACATCTTATCGAATACACCAACTGGAAGAGTGACTACACTAGCACCATACAGCAGGCAACGGGAGACATGGTGGACATCTCTCAAACTGGCAGCAAGGATCTTGGTACGCTGTCCTTGTGTGCAGTAGAGACCAGAGATAGCACGGATCAACTCAACACCACTGACACTATTATCATTCAACCGTCCCACGAATGGGGAGATATATGTGGCACCAGACAAGGCAGTCACAGCTGCTTGGGCAACAGAGAAGCACAGGGTTACGTTAGTCTTGATACCACGAGAAGCTAGATCTCTACATGCAATCAGACCCTCTGTGTGTAGAGGTAACTTGATAGTAACTGCTTCACCAAGACCAATATAGTTCTCGGCATCTTCCAGTAATTCTTCTGCTGTCTGTCCATTGACTTCTGCTGATACAGATTCAAACTCAAAGGAATCACATAACTGTGCAATAAGATCTCGGTAGTCTACACCTTGCTTACGTACTAGTGTTGGGTTAGTTGTAACGCCAGCAATAATACCTGTACGATAACGTTCGATGATAGAACCGAGGTCTGCTGTGTCTAGAAAAATTTTCATGTTGATTGTATAATAGTTTTATCGTTCTTCAAAGTCAATGCGACGGACCTTGCGTAGTCGCCTCTCCTCCTGAAAAACCAAGTCTTGCGGTGACAGCTTCGTAGTATTCTTTTGTTTCTGGGGACTCGACAAAAGTTCTATCAGAGATAGGTCCTTGCCTGATATGTTGGTGCCACGGATGCTCGTAAGGTTCGGACACCCGCAACACTTTGTTTTGGTTGGGTGGCTCTCCAACACTTTCCCGCAGTTCTTGCACTTGATTACTAACATTTTCCAACATACCTCTGATGTATGCCAGCTCGTTACGCAACTCATGTAGCTGGTCTTTTACTTTTTCTTTGTTCATTAGTATAGGTATACTATGGGCGATGAGGGAATCGAACCCCCGACCCTCTCCGTGTAAAGGAGGTGCGCTACCGCTGCGCTAATCGCCCTGGCAGGCAAGGAGGGATTTGAACCCCCGACCAACGCATTAGAAGTGCGTGGCTCTATCCAGCTGAGCTACTTGCCCATAAAGAAGGGGCATTGCACCCCCAAGAGTTATTGGATTAGAAGGATAACCTATCCCCCATCTCCCATTTAGGCAGCAACTGTGCTGCGGGAGAATGCTACGATGTTATTCGCAGCGGAATCAGATGTGTTTGCATCTATGGTTTTGTTCCGTCAACAATTACAACCTTTTTGCCCTGTCGAAACCATGGCACCCCCAAGAATGGAGGTGAGGAGAATCGAACTCCTGTCCAGAACAACAGACTTTGCAACCTCTTGAACACTGTATATATTAGCATACAGTGTAGTGACTGTCAATCAAATTAGTTGAAACCAGAACCTGACATCCATGCTTGATACTGCTCGGACCCACCACCCAGTAATGGGATCGGATCTAGCTGTGTAGTAGTCTTGCCAGTGCTAGTGGCAATCTGATACATGATCTCATGGATATTATTTGGGACTGCAGTCTCTTCTTCTTCTAACAAGAGTTGTTCTGCAACACAAAGATCGATCCTTGCTTTTAAAATTTCTTGGGTCTCGCTCAATATTGCAGGTCCAAACCAAGGATCGTCTTCAAGATATTTTGGTGCTGGGTACGTCATACTAGTTTCAGTTTAGCTTCGTAATCATATGCATAAATTTCACGGTTACCTTTGATACCCCAACCCAACCAGTAGTAGGCAGGAACCATGTACTGTGAGATAGAATATCCACGTCCTTCAAACTCGGGCAGATACCGTTGAAAGATGGGTTCATTAATCATCCATCGAGTCTGACCTTGCAGACTACTCGGATCGCACTGATATTTAGCACAGAAATTACCAAGACCTTTGTATCTGTGAGGAGAAGTCCATTGAATCAAACCATAACCACCAGTCAAGCAGTCACTATAAGAGACGCGAGCACCACCTTCACAGATGTTGGAGACGAACTTACTCTCTTGCTTGATGTTTCCCATCAGCGTAGCAAGGGCATTCTTATCAGTAATTTTTGTTCTTTCCTGAAGTTGAGCCAGTACATACTGTTCCTCTGGAGTGCAGTCTTCACACGTCCACCTAGGTTCGTATTGTACCACTGGAATAGGTGCAGTTCCCTCCAGTGTTGGAATAGATGCTGGAATAATAAAAGCGAGACCAGCAGCAATAACTGATGTTGAGATCATTCGGTTCATTACGACAGTTCACATGATAGCATAGTATCTATGTAGGGTCAAGACGCCGAGGGGCATAATATGCCTGGTAGTATGCCACTATTCCATCTGTCCTCTTGTTTCCTTGAGATACCCAGTCGTGACTGCATTCTACAATGCTTTTCTGACTGTATACAGGAGTGCCATCTGGTTTGAGCTCGCCGCCAAAACGCTGCAAAAGCAAAGCATACACTCTAGAGCGAGTGTCCATGCGGTCTTCACTGTAGCGCCAATCATCTACCATAGTGGGGTAGCAACTGGAGTAATTGTATCATGGTTGACAGGGCATGTCAAGCTAAATAACTGTGTGGTAAATTTAGATCAAATGAAAAAAGTCTTTCTGACTTTTGGAATGCTACTGATGACCGCTTCTGCAGCGAATGCAGGCGGACTTGTATCAAGACATGCTTCTAGTGTTCAACTAACTGTTGATGCTGCTAGATCACAGGCGACAAGGATTGGTTCCTCGTTCAGTATCTCTGGTTCAAATATCGATACTACGGACGGCACAACTGCTCACACAGTTTCAGCTGGCACGATCACGTCTGGAGTATATTCTCCAGGTACTATCTCTGCTACTCAAGACACCGCTGGTGCGGCGTTTACATTCAGTCAGTCATATACACAGGCTGATGCAGTTCCAACTTCTGCTCCTACAGTAGGAGATGTTCCCAACTTTAGTAATGTAACTTCTCACACTGCAGGAGTTGCTGGTTCTCTAGCTGGTACTGTAACTTCAGCTGGTATCATTGGAGTGACGGCTGGTGGAGCTGGTACATCTGCGACGGGACAATTCGTTTCGGAAATTACTGTCATTGACTGATAAGGAGATTATCGATGAATACTATGATTCGTTGGTCTGCTCTTGTTGTGGTGGGTGCAGGTGTCACACTTGCTCCTGCCCTGGCGGTCCCCGTGGTCCCAAACTTCACACAGGGCTCAATGAGCAGCCACACAGAAACAACCCAGACGATAACTGAAACAATCAATAGCATGGACTATTCGACAGGATATCAATATTCTGCCACAGGTTCAGGTGTTAGTGCTAGTGGGAATCTTTCCCCTGGTACTTCTAATACCAACGTAACAATAGATGGAGTGAATTCAACATGGACAGGAGTGGGTTCAAAACCAAGCTTCACACAGACAACACCAGGTCAGGCTTTCCAGTTTACGGAGACTTACAATGGACCAGGGTTGCAAAATCACACGATTATAAACAGAGTAACAGAGGTTACAAGCGTAACCGACACAACAAGTATCTTCTCGCAATAAAAGCACTATGCCTATCTGCCCTAACTGTAAGTGTAACTGCCCCTGTGAATGCAGAGACTGTGGGGGGTGTAAGTGCAACCGCATCCCCAATCGCAAATAGCTCTGGCTCGGTTACCAACCAAGCTATTCAAGTATTACAAGGACCATATATTACTAACACATATGGTGGTGGAATCCAATGTCAAGGTCCCACTCGTAACTTCACCCCGTATGTAACAGGAACTGCTTCACAATCTAAACCATACGAACCATTTTATATGGACCCTGTATATGATGTTAGTGATAATAGGGGTGCTTTCGATGATGACGGGAATGATATTGGGGACGGGATCATCGACAACCCAGGTGACATCCTCTTCCATAAGAGGACACGTACTGGACAAAAGGATAACTATAGTTTAGGTGTTGGTTTCTCTATGACCTGGAGTACACCTACCGATAAGAAACTACAGGATCTATGTAAAGAAGCAGCTGCTTCTAACATTAAGATGATGCAACAAATAACTGCCAATAAAAGATTGGACTTTGAGATTGCGAGACTTAAAAATTGTGGAACACTAATGCAACAAGGAATTAGTTTTCACCCACGCAGTCCTTACTATAAAGTGTGTGCAGACGTGGTAGTTAACAATGTTAATGTGATTAAACCTCACGCACATTCTATTCCTAGTCCTACTTCTTCGTCTTCGCCTTCACAGACCGAAGTTTTGCAATCGCTTGATTACGATCCCTCTGCTCTGCTCGGCGGTCCTCTACAGACAAGACCTTCAGTTTCTTCCCACGAATAGCAGCAACCTTCTTCAGAACTTTCTTCACTGTAGGTTTGATTACCTTCAGAAGAATGTCAGCGAATGGTTTGGCTAGCAGTGCTGATGTAGTAGCAACTACAGCAATACCCCCAGTGGTGATCACAACACCAGTTGGGGGTAATCCATTTAATACTTGTGTAACGATAGGTACATCACCTATCTCTCGGATACATTGGTCTCCAACCAACTTGTATCCTAATACTTCTTTGCGTCCACTATCAAACAGGAACCCCACGGGTTCTTCATCTAACTGTTTTTGAGTAGGACATTGAATGTCTACTGTTGCTGCTGATGTCTTTGGTGCTGCTGGTGTATCAGTTTTTGTATCTGAAGGTGGTTTAGTTTCTGATCCTTTGTATGCAGGTACAGGAGCTTTAGATTCCATCTTCAGCTGACCTTTATCATAATCGATAGGATTAAATGATGGTGTACCTGCATCACAGAATACTTTGACACCTTTAGGATCTACATCATTGATGTCAAAGTTGTTGTTCTCATTTTGTTCATGTGCTTCTACACATCCAGGCATGTCCACGATAGGGACCCCGATCATATTAGTGACTGGGTAGATTGGAGGGACACCAGGAGTTCGTACCTCGGGAGCAGTCCATATATTAATTGGACCGATATCGAGTGAACGAATACTAATACCCTCTGTACTAATGTCTGGAATTTCCATTAGGGTAGTTTAATAGGACCGCCTGTAGCACTTGGTACGGAAGGAATCTCTGGCATAGCAGAGTCTATCATACTAGGAAGTGCTTCTGTGATAGCGGAAGTGATAGCAGCAGTTGCTTTCTCCCTAGCACCTTCAATTAGTGTATCCTTTTGAACGTAAAGATAAGCACCACCTCCGAGAACAGATAAAGAAACTAGACCAGATAACAACGCGACACCATTAATCAATTTTTGCATCTTTCTTCTCCAATGTAGGTGATTCTTTTTCGTCTTTCTTTTTAGACGCAACGACACCGAACGTAGCTAAAGTTCCAGTGAAGACGCTGGCTATAAAAGTCGGATCGATATTTTTTTGAGGAATACCAGGAACAGTTACATAATTAAGGGTCAGAATTGCTGCTGACCATCCAAGAATAATAACTCGGACGA